TCAATGCTACGACAATAGATACCTCAGTTTCGTTGATAAAGTAATCGCGGAAAGTTGCGTCGGTAAAGTAAGCGCTGAAAGTACCGCTTGCCATTACTGTGCCTTGGAACACATCAGGTCGAGCAACAGAGCCAACAACCGCGTCAGCTATCGCAATGCTGCCATTAATGTCAAAATCGATTGATGTCACGATAGCCACTGGAGTCCCGGCAACTAATAACAAACCATTTACCCCAGCAGTAACGCCACCAGTTGTAATCGCAGTTGGTGAAGTTAATACTTGTGATGTGCCAGTAGTTACATTTAAACCGACTAATGGAAAATCAATAGTAGCCATCCCATTGGCAGGAATCTTAACCTGTGCGTTAGTTTGCATAATGTCAGTGTAAACCTCTGACTGTGCAACGTCCGAAAACCAATGTTCAACCGTGTAATAATCTTGTGTTTGGCTTGTTTCAGGAACATAAGTGGTTTTTCCTGTAGCCGCAAACGTAACACCTGTAATGCTTGTTGCATTGTCAGCTAATGCGCTACCGTTTAAAGTCTTAACTGTCAAAGTCGTGGCTGTAACGCCAGTAACTAACAAGTTTTTATTTAAGTTTGCCGCGCTAACACTACCAGCAGTAATCCTAACTACGTTACCAATTTTGATACCGCCTGTTAAAGGGTTGCCTGTTTGAAAAGTAATAACACCAGTTGAGGCAACGATAGTTACAGCAGCTGCGGTTATTGATGATATTGCAACAAAGTCTCTACGTAAAACTGACTGCAAGAAATCTTTATAAGTTCCTGCTGATAATTCACCACTAATTGTGCCGCTTGTTTGTCTTGATCCGTGCCTAAAATCAGCCATTTGTTGATCTGATCTGATTTCAGAGGATTGGTAAGTTTCTTTTGTCAGATTGATTGTGCTTGTTACACGTCGCAATTCTTGACCGCCTGAGCCTGATGCCGCTACGCCTAAGCCTGTTTGTTTTTTGTAAGATAATACTTTTTTAACGCCTTGAGCAATTGCCATTTTGTAACCTCTTTTATGTTGGGTAAATATCTGCGGAAAAATAAATTGATACGGGTATTTGATAAAGTAACCCGTCTACCATTGGTGGGTGTATTGATGGAGTTTTGTCAATAATAACGACCACGCCGCCACTTGTTAAACTTGTGCTTCTTTTAAAATGATTAACTAATAAGTCAGCGCGTGTTGATGCCGCTTTGCAACCTAAATTAGGTGGGTAACATAACAAAACTTGCATAAAGCCCTTGATTCTATAATGCCCATCTCCTAATGTTGGGTTAAGGGTATCGGCAATCATTAAATTAACTTGCTGAAAAGCCGTGCCAACTACAGGCGTAAAAGGCACGCTTTCCCACGCTGTCGCCAATGATGGAGTAAGCGCGTTTAGTTTAGCCTCCAATGCTGTGCGTATCTCAACTAGTGCCATTCAATACCCCTTCAAATAATGCAACAGATACGCGAACCATGCCATTTGGTGCTTGCCTGCTGTGCGCGTCATATTCTAATCGTCCAATGTAAGGCACGTTATTAGTTAAATAAACTACACTACCAGCATGTCTTGGTATTGCCGCTAATATCTTTGCTTCTGTTCCTGTAGCATCTTCACCCACGAACGGAGCGCCCACAGTACAATGCCAATTATTACGAGAATTACCGCCAACATAACCAACAGGCGCACGCTCCGGATGTTTCCACTGGCTAGGCTCTCCGACTGGGTTCATATAGCGAATATTTTTAAATACCTCGCTGGTCGCTTTTCTTATGCGTGTATCAATATGCCCCGTTGCATTAGCTACGACTTGCGTCATTGTGGCGCTCATTTTCTAACCTGCAACTCATAAAGCGCGGCTAACTCACCCGACCATATCGACTTAACAGCAATTACATTATAAGTCTCGGTATCAATAATAACTTTGTCAGTTGGCAATGGTAAAACCGAACCAGAAGCCGCGATAGTAACTTTTCTATCGCCATATTGAATAACACCGCTCATTAATGCCGCGCCTTTAAAGTCGCTAATGATAGCCAATGGATTTGATGACGTAATAGTATTAGCCGCCATATCACCTGTTACTGGATCATAAGCCCCCTCGACTATGCTTTGCAAAGTAATAGACTTGCCAAACTTAGCCAGCGACTTAACTGCTAATGCCCTTGCTGATGTATCTAGCGCGGTCATGTGCGAACTAATGCTGCACTGCCATCTCTATTCTTAAAATAGATTGATAGCATGTTATCTATTTGAATGTAGCGTTTATATTGTGGTGAGTATTTATCATATTCAACCTCAATCACGTCTACCTTTTCTCTGATAGTGGCTTGACCTAAGTCAGCCATTAATGTTTCTGTGTTTGCTTTTAAAGCCAATTCTGCACAGGCATTTTTAACATTTATCACCACCACATTAAAATCTACATATTGTGGATAAACATTTGTTGTGATTGTGTCTAATACTGGCACGTACAAACGAGGCCAGTCCAATGCTTGTGTAGAATTGTATCTATAGCCAGCCCACCTTAAGCGGTAAACTGCCATCATATATTCTGTTGCCTTTCTTAATAGCTGTTCTCTGATTGTATCGCTTGCAATCGAACCCCATGCTACATTGCCTCGATTAGTATGATATGTGCTTGCATCAGCAACAGAAATATAACTTTCTGCATTTACTAAGCCCGAGCCATCTTCAACGATTAAAGCCATTTATCACACCTCAAAGAAATAAAAATAAGTCGGGAGACCGCGAACAGGAACGAACACGACCCCCCTAAACTATCTAACGATTAACCTAACAACGTAGCAACGTGGTTTGGTTTCCATACTTTAGAGCCGTATAAACAGCGGACTTCAAGCATAGTTTTCATATAACCTTTGTAAACTGCAATTTCAAATACTAGGCCGCTTGTTGGGTCTTGAACTGTCATTACATCAACAGCAGAATCACCACCGTTAGGCATTGCTGGAGCGCGCATACCTAGCTCAACCGCTGACTTGTGGAAAGCAACACTTGGAGTATAAGAATCACCGATTGTCAAAGCGTTTGCTGTAGCAATTACTTTTTGTGCGCCTGGAGCGTTCAAAGAAATAGTGCCAGCAGCAGTAACGCCTGTGCCAACAACATATTTGTTTGCAGTATCTGCCGCAAATGTTACAACGTCACCAGCTAAAACAGTACCTGAACCTGTTACCAATGCGATATCAGTAGCATTAACAGCAGTTGAGCCAGAAGTTACGTAAGAAGTACCCGCGCCTTTTGTGTGCGTAGTAATACCAGCAGATTCTTTAATCATGACGCCTTGCAAGTCTAGCAAAGTACCTTGACGCAATAATGCTTCATTGCCTGAAGTGTTAACTTGTTGTAACTGCGCAAGGTTGCGAAGTTTAACGCCTGCCGCTGTGTTCATTACTAAACTGATTTGGTTATCAATTGGGCAACCGTTATCAACTAGGACTTGACGCACTTGAGCGATAGTGTCGAAGTTAGAAGCAAAAGGAGTAGTTCCAGCAGTACCAATGGCGCGTGAAGCACCTTTGTAAACTGTTGCAAATAAATCTTGTTCAATTTTGTTGCACAATGCGCGGATAGCTTGAGCTATTTGGTCGCCATAGATAGTTTCATAACCAGCACCGTTGTTAACGTGTTTGATATCTTCACCAGTCCAAGGAATCTGAACAGACGCATAAGAATCAAGAGTCATTGTTTTGTTGTCAACAGTTTGATCGGTACCTTCAGGGATAGTCATTGAAGGTGCGAATGAAGTGTTTACTGATGGTGTACGTGTGAAAGCTGCACGGATAGTATCGCCTTTGGCGGCTCTGTCTGTTGCATTACCATTAATGGTAGAGGAGGGGATGAAACCAACTAACTCACGACCGACTACGTCAGCCGCTTTGTAGATGTCTGCTGCAAGGTTATTTAATACATTTGCCATTTTGATTGCCTTCTAAAATAAAAAAAATAATTAGACGGCAATCGAAACAGGATTTTTACTCCGAAACTTTGCCGCCTTGCTTAATAAAACTAGCTCTCTCGGCTTGTGACAT